TCGATGTATCTGTCAAGGTGTCGAACACGAATTCGCCAACCTTTTCGTCGTCATAGATTATTTTTCTTATTTTTTCAAAACATTGCTTTTGGATTTCTTTCAATTTATTGTGGTCAATAATGTTCGCGTTCTTTGGAATTGCGATTTCAAGCATTTGTTGGCCGTAAGAATTAGCAACATCTTTTCGAAGTGCGGTGTATGTTCCGTTTCCATATCCACCGCGTCCGCAAAATAATTTACCATATTTGAATTGATTTGACAAGGTCTTTGCCGGAATTCCATTAAAATCGCGAATTCCACGATAAACGAATATATAATCGTCTTTACTTAAATTGTCAAACTTTTCAGCGCTGACAACCTTTGGCTTGCCGGCATATCCTTTTTGCTTGAATTGGTCAAACAACACTTCGTCGTTCTTCCATTCCCTACGACAATAATCGCCGTATGTTCCGGATTTGAACTTGTTTAATATTTCGTCGTTGTTGATAAACTTATCAAAATCAAATGGTTGCGGTTTAACTTCCGCCACCTTTGGTTGTGGCTCTTGACGATATTGTTGCACGGTCTTTCGATATAGCACGCTATTCGCACGCGCACCGCGTCTAAATCCGCCAAGCGAAGAATATGGCATGTCGTCGCCTAATTGCTTCTTAAAGCGATTAAATTCGTTGTATTCATGACGCCATTGTTTCATAAGCGATTGGTTGCGGTTATAATGCTTGAAAACAACATCATTCTTGCTTAACTTTTCAAAATGATTGCTATTGTCGATTATTTGCTTCAATTCGCTTTCTGTTTGCAATGCTTCAACAAACGGTATGAATTCATGACGACAATTCGGGTGCATGATGTTATAACCGCGTTGAAGTGCCGTGTCGTATAACGACGGAAATCGTTTATCATTTCCGGATATACTATAAACTTTGCCCTCATACTTTTTGCAGTATGGACAACAGCCGGCCATTGTGGTACATCGCACCAAATCAATGTTTAACTTTCGACATCTGTCAAACGATCCGGTATTGGACGACTCTATGCGTGAAGTACGCGCCAACATTTGTGCGTAAGCGTCTAATGGCATTTGCGTTCCGTTTGAATATCTAACCGTCATGCTTGCGTTTTCTTTCTTTAATGTGTCTTGGATTATATCCTTAACCATTCCAACGGTTGCGCCATATTTGTTGCGTTCCGCTTGCCTTATAGCGTCGTTTATGATAGATCTTGCGTGTTCGGTGGCGGATTGGACCTTTGAAGATAATTCAATATAACTATTAAATATTACATCTTCGCTTTGGTGTAATCCGCGATCACTTCGTCCGTTAATCTTCTTGACACCCTCGTTGTATGCGTCCGGCAAGTCCTTTTCTGCCCATTTCTTGGCTTCTTGCGTTAAACTTAAACTTACTTTATCAAGTCGCTTGTCAAGTTTAATCTTTAATTCTTGCACGGAGCCGGCGTTTGTACGCAATAAAACGGTCTTAACGGTTTGATTTGCTTGTTTGAACGCGTCCATTAAAGCGTCTAATTGTTTACTATCCGCGTTTAACATGCGCTATTCTTCCTTGTTTTTATCGTCTTTGGTGTCTTTTTCGTCTTTGTCAACATCTTCTTCGTCTTTGTCCGTTTCGCCGTTATTTGACGCGTTTTCGTCGTCTTTTCCGCCACCAAACAAACCATTTCTTCCGGCACCAAATTGTTCCATGAATGCGTCGGCATTTTCTTGACGCGCTTTTTCAACTTCAGCTTCTGCTTCTTCTTCACTTAAACCAAAGTATTCTATCAACACACTTTGCAATGATACGCCAAGATTTTTCTTCTTTTGCGCCATGTCTAGTGTTTGATTTTCGGTTGCCGGAACGCCGTCGTTGAATATAATACTTATATCTTCTTCGTTGGCGTCGTTGTCGTCAATTAGATATGCGATAATTTGTTTTAACGGCGCTTCGAAGCGTGTACACATACGGCGCGCTTTAAGTTTTGGATTTATCATTTTAACTTCTAGTGCTTCATATCCTTGCGAGCTGTTGATGTCGTCATGGTTTAACACCGTTCCCATTTCGCTCAAAGAATACAATTCGGCTTTTAATTGCTTTATTCTTTCTTCGTTGGAAGTTAAGTTTCCGTCCCATGTGATATAAATCGGCGCTTGCTCGCCCGCTTTAACAACGAAGTTTCGTCCGCCGGTCTTTAATACCCAACGATCGCCCTTTCGCACGAACGCGCTATCCGGCGCGCTTAATCTCGGCGCACTATTTTGATCTAATATAAAAGACGCTAGCGACTCTCGGATTGCAATTTCCGCAACCGTTGCCGTAATCCTTTCATAATTAGATGTTCCGTAAACGCTTCGTGATGTTGTTATGCTTGGAATGTGGATAACTAATTGCTTATATGTGGCAGTTTCTTCTTTTTCTTCAATAAGCTGGCCGATCATATATAGGTCATAGTTAGTAAACACTTCGCCCGTGATAATATCCTTATATTCTTTAACATTTGTTCGTGTTATTGCATATTTACGATATTTTACGATTAAATTTCCGCGATCTTGGATCTTGACATGTAATTCATATTTGTTTCGGCTTGGATTGTTGGCGTCTTGATATGTGCAAACGATCCATGCTAACACATCTGTCTTGACTTCTTTTATATTTTCTGGATTGATAACCGGAAACCACATGCTAGGATTTTGCGACACAAAGTTTCTTCTTGAATTGCTATCGATATACGGTCTTACAATACAATCGCCAAGCGAGTCGTTGTCAATAACCATTTCGTTCAGCTTTGTGAAGAAGTCCGTATATATAAGCGCTTCGTCAACTTTCTTTTGCTTTTTATCGTATTTAATGTTTGGTTTATCGCCAATCATTAAATCTGCCGTCTTAATTGTGGATAAATTCCAATAGTTTGGACAATAATTAAACCAACCGCTTAACCAATTATCGTCATTTAAACTTGTGATAATCTTTTTTAATCTGTCTTCGTAAGGTTTAAGCACTAATGACGGATTGTCATCGAAAAGATTTGCATTGTCCGCATACCCTTTTAATCTTGGTATTTCACTAACCGGTGGAAAATACTTTCCTTTCTGTAACCAATCTAAATTGTATAACATTATTCCTCCTAATAATTTAACATTCCGCTAAAATGTGCGATATTTGTTGCAAGACTCAATCCCAATGCGTCCGCCCTATCAGGCGAACACGCGTCGCGCTTCTTCATGTCTTGCTTGCGCTCTAATTTGATTTTTCCGTCTTCGTTGACGGTATATTTACGATTTGTCAACTGCATTATAGTTTCCGCGTCGTCTTCGATAAATAACTTATTTGCCATAAGTAATCGCTTGATATTACCCCATATCAATCCGGTGTTGTTGCTATATTCGATCGGCTCTTCGTTTAATGTTCCGCCCGTGCCACCGAATGTTTGCGGTATAACATAATAATTAAGGTCGCCATGATCCGCGTCCAATTCGTCAACTACGCCAGCGCCTACGCCCGTTTCGTCGACATTGATGTTTACACATTTGTTTTCAAATTGCTTGTTTAATGTACGGATTAACGCCTTTGTTTCGCCGGTTAATTCAACCGTTGTGTTGTGATGTATGATTTTATGTATCTTGCTAACATAAAAACCCGCTTTGTATTGCTTGGTTGTCCAAATAACACTTTCGTCGTCGCCAAATCGTGCAACATCGACGCCGACATGTAATTCCTTAACTTCTTCGTCCGCCACCGCATTATGTTCGTCAAATCCGGCAATAGCGCGTTCTATTAGATCTAATGGAATAAATGTGTCAGCTTGCGCCTTTGGAAATTCGCCCAACACACGCACACGGTATGGATCGCTATCTTTTCCATACAAACTAATAATGGAGTCGATATATTCTTGCGACACACGGCTACTATTTTCCGCGTTTAGTGTAATACATTTGAATTGATCGCGGTTTCGTGTGAATGCGTCATGAAAAAAGCCAATCAATCGCGTTGGATTGCCGACAATGATAATCTTTGTATCGTCGCCGGTCAATGCGCCTAAAATTGGCTCAAATATCGCGTCATTGATACCGCTTGCTTCGTCTAGTACAAATAACAAACTTTCACTATGGAAACCTTGCATTGCGTCCGGTTTGGTGGCGGTACGCGCTACTGCAAACCATTTTTCTTCTTGGCCTTTAAGCGCTACGCGTTCAACGGTCCATTCGAAGAATTGTTGTAATACCGGACTTCGACTTAACCATTTGCTTATTTCCGCCCATAGAATATCACGCAGTTGGTGCATTGTTGGCGCCGTGCATGGTATCTTTGGATATGGTCTTGTAAATAGAAACCATAATATTGCCCACGCAAGCGTCGTTGTCTTGCCGACACCGTGTCCCGCCTTAATTGCGATCATTCTATTTTCGTTTAACGCCGTAAGCATTTGTCGCTGTTCCGGCTCCGGTTTTGCGCTTAACACTTCTTCAACGAATAACACCGGATCGTGTCGATAGCGGTTAATTAGTTTCTTCATGTCCATTGATAACCGCCTCCATGAAATCTTTAATTATATTTTCGTCGCCTTTTCCGGTGTCTTGGCCGGTGGCAATGCGTTGAATTCTTTGTATCTTTTCAAGCGAATTGGATAAATCCTTTATTCGTCCAATAGACGGAAACTTTAACATCACGGTTGCGCCGTCTTTTAATTCGATTGTCTTTAACGCTTCCACCGACGCACACAATTCAATCGCGTTTAATAAGTCGCCACTAACTTTCAAATGGCGTGTATTGATGTCAACTTCGTGTTCGATTTGCTTTTCAATCGTTTTGTCAATGATTTTGTTCGTTTTTTGTTCGTTTTTTGCTTGTTTGCTCTTTCGCCAACCGGTCGCCTTTTGCCGTAATAGATTATAAGGTATATTTCTATCAAGTGCGAATTGTTTTAATGTGCATTTGGCGTCGGTCGTCATATACTCTTGCTTTATCTTTTCCCAATCGTATTTTGCCATAACGCCATGTCCTCCAACTATTGTCGTTGGCAATACGCCACATTGATTGTTTTCATATTACCTCCAATAAATAAAAAAATACGACTTGCGTCGTTATAATGGTTGCGGAAGCCGGATTTGGACCGGCAATCTGCTTATGATGTTTAAGCCGAGATACCGTTACTCTATTCCGCGTCGTTATGGACGACAACAAACTTTACAAAATGCCGTCCATGTTTAAAAGGGAAAATATGCAGGGATTACACTAGATTTTCGCTTTCGATAGCGTTTGCTAGTGTCTTATATACTTTGTCTTCGTCGCGCACAACTGTTTTTAATGTCTTATTACTTCCATATTGAATTGAATATGTCATTTGTAAATCGACATCTTGTTGAATTGCGATAACAATGCCCGCCACCGGTGTTTTGTCTTCTACGACATACACTTTTGTTCCAACACGATATTTGCTTTTGATAGGATACATTCTTTTGTATTCTGCCAATGCTTCTTCGTGAAGACCGTTGCGGATCTTTTCAACTTCAAGTTCGTGTTCTAGTTGCGCGATTTCTTTGTCTTTGCTATCGTCCCTAAATGCGGAATAAGCAATATAACCAAATAACACGGCCACTAACACTAAAACTATAATGTTGATAATCATAATTGCTAACATAATAACTCCTTTATTTTTTATTGTGACGAAGTGTGATAACGAAAAACGCCGGCAATTAAACGCCAGCGCTTTTCATACATCTATCTTCTAAACTTCCACATTATAATTATAGCACATAACTTCGTGGACATATCCGGACATTTTAGGACATTTCCGGACATAAGTGGACATTTTTTAATCAAAAATTGGTATTTTGATGTCTAAAATGGCAATCCTTGATCGTCTTCAACCGGTGTTAATCCGTCCGGAATGTTGCCTTGTTGATTGTTTGGTTGCACACTTGGTGGCGGTGTTTCGCCGTCCGCGTTCGCTTTGGATCCTACGAATTCAACTTGATTTGCCACAATTTCGGTTGCATACTTCTTCGCACCGTCTTTGTCTTCGTATGGTCTAATGTGAAGCTCGCCGGTTACTAACGCTTTACTTCCTTTCTTCAAATACTTTGCACAATTTTCGGCTTGTCCGCGCCATACAACAATATTGATAAAGTCCGCTTCGCGTTCGCCGTTTTCGTTGGCATAACTTCTTTGAACGGCAAGTGTAAATCTACCAACGGCCGTTCCGTTTGTTGTTGATGTTAATTCCACATCTTTTGTAAGATTTCCACATAATACACAATTATTCATTGGTTGCCTCCGCTTTCTTTTTTGGTTTTACTAAAACTTTGTCTTCAATAGACACCATTCTTTCGTTTAGTTGGTTTATTACTTCGCCGACTTGTTCCATATTTTCAGCAACGCACCCAACCGCGTGATTTACATAATTTTGTGTAATAACGATTATGTCGTTGACATAATTTTCAACATCGCGAAGTGTTTTGATTTTGTGTTGTTTTTTTCTTTGTCTTTTTTTCATAAATACTCCTTTTTATATTTTAAATTATCTTCATTCCAATTTGAATGTTTGCGCATAAGATATTGTTTTATCCTATTTCTATACATTGGCCGTTCCGTCGATTGATCATATTCCCTATGGCACCGTTCACATAAGGAAACCGTATTTTGGACAATCCCAAGTCCGCCGGCGCTTCTTGGTATGTAATGCGCGTTTGGTTTTGCATTTGGATTTTTGCAAATAATACATCGTTGGTTGTCGCGCTTCCACACCGCTTCTTTGACAGATTGTGGTATATCCGTCGCCTTACTTCTTTTTGTTACCATTTTTTTTCTTTTTCCAAATATCTGTTATAAAAATTGAAAATATTAAAATTAAAACTATTGTATCAACAATTACGCCAAGAGTTAATGCGGTTATAAATATAACTTCGTCGTCCATGATTGTCATTCCATGCATAAACAATCCGGCAAGTCGTATTCCAATCAACAATATGCCAACCCATAATATTGTTGCTAGTATTTTATGTATCATTTTCATTTGTTTTTGCTCCTTGATATTCTTTTATTTCAAAGTTGATTTGGTGTGTGCTATTGTGTAAAGAATATGTTTTTTTATCTTTGGATTTGTTTTCTATTAAAAATGAAACAAAACACCAAGCATAATGCATTATTTCTTTATCACTTAATGGACGGCTTGCACTTGTTTCAACAAACCCGCCGTCGTTTGATTTTACAATCGCTAGTTGTGGTCGATTTGTAAAGAATTCCCCAACAACTCTCGTTCTTTCTAAAATTTCACTATATTTCATAATTCCTCCACATAACACCACGATTGTGGTGGTCTTGATATAGTCCTTGTTTGACAATTTGTTTTTGGACACCCGAAACAATCTATCACTTCGTGTCCACCACATTTTATTGGATATGGCTTGTTAAACTTCAATTCTTTTGGCTTGTCATACATCTTAATATTTTCTATATGCCAAGCATATAAAGGTTTTCCGTTGCCGTAATCTTCAACGAAGTTGTCAAAATCCAACAAACTTAAAACATCTGTTTCAAATCCGGCGTTCTTAACATCGCAAGTTTTAAAATTATATGAAACTTGACCGTTTATATCTATATAATGTTTTTCATGTTTTGTTATTTTATTAAGAGTAAATTCAGCAACAACATTCCCATTTGCGAGATAACCGCCGGCAATAAAAGCCGTTTCACAATTACAACATCTAAACAAATCGGCCGTCCCGCCACCGACAACTAATCCCAAATGTCTATTTCTTGTGCAATAGATATAAACTTTGCACGGCAATTCGCACTTTGGCGCCGTCTTTCTTATTTCGATTGTCTTTTCGCCGTTTAGGATTTTTTCAACCCATTGCGGTTGAATGCTAATTAAGATTGATTTCATTTAAACTCCTTTTGCGCTTGCGCTATAATAAGACACCACCTTTTGCGGATCTTCTTCAGCTTTGTATAGCACAAGCGCTAAAAAGTGGAAATCCGCTTCAAATTTACTAAAATGTTTGTCGTCGAAAAAACTTCCAATTCTGCCGGTTGTTAGCATGCTACATTTTTTAGTTATGTATTTAAAAGAAAATTCTATGCTTTTATCTTTATTTATATACACATCACAACTAAACGACGGTTTTTCGCCGATTGGCGTCGCAAAATGAAGTATTTCGTCTTCATTGCTTGTTGCCACTAATCTATATCGTCTTATTCCCATTTTTTCTTGAATTTCTTGTTTCATAAAACACTCCTTATGTATTGGCGCACCTTTTTCATGTCGCCATTATGTTTTAAGTAAATGTTTTTAATTCGTTCATATCCGCGTTTGCGCGCTTTTTCTAAAAATGTGCATTCGCTAGGACAAAACCAATCGTTGTTGCATAATAAACATTGTTTTTGACAGAAGTCGTCGATGTCATGGCCAAGATCGGCCAAAACATCTTCTTCTGTTACTTGATATTCTTTTGACATAATCAACCACCTACCTTGTATAAATATTTCATACTGCAGTTTACCGTTTTTCCGCTTCGTTGTAAGTATCTATATAGACCATTGCCCGAATTATCGCTTAATACTTCAAGCAATTTACATTCGAACACATCTTGAATTTGTTTTACAACTTCAACAAGCGCAACACATGCTAACTTGTCTTTTATTCCACTTTGTTCCGTGAATGTTAAAACATAAATTAGTTTGTCGCCGGTTTTGGTTTCTTCTTTATTTACCATTGCGCACCGCCTTTCGAATTTGTTTAATGCTTTCTATCACAGATATTGTGCAAATTGCCATTAGCACAATAAATAGTGCGATTTGGATTGAAAAGAAAACCCAATATACAGTTTTAAAGTGTGGTTGCGCTAAAATACATATAACGCAACATATCCATATAAGATTATTTAAGATTAAAGTTAAAATTGTTTTATTCATCTATCACTCCTTGTTCTGTTGAAAAATGTAAAACTTAATGTTCCGGTCTTTGTTTTTCTTGCAAAGCAAATATAATGTGTATATGTTATTATGGCGCTTTCTGTTTCGTGCAATTTATCCATAACATCTTGTCTTGTTATAAGCGAATAAAACTTGGCCAAAACAACGGTGTCCACCATGTCGCTTGTTTTGTTGTTTATGATAATTCTTTTAAACATCTTGCCTCCTTACATCACAGAAACCACACCCGCACGAAATAAATCTTTGTTATATTTTACAAAATTTAAATATTTGGATTTGAATGGTTTGCCATACAGAAAGCAAATAGCGTTTGGATTATTATTTGTTTCGTAATTTTGTCGTGTAAATGTTGATATTTCATGCTTGTTATAAATAACCGTTTCAATAACATATTTTTTCGTTTTTTTGTTAATTTTCTTGTAAATAAAGGTTTTCAAATTAGATATTTCTTTTTTAAATCCGTAATCTTCTAGTTTATCCATATTAAAACCCTCTTTAAAACTAATCTTGTATTTGTTTGCAAATTTATCAAATTTCATTTAAACCTCCAGCAACTCCGGATCTTCATGCGCGTTGCCGATAACTTCGGCGTATGTTTTACAGAAATCCGCAGAAAGATAAAAATCTTCACATGGCATTTGACTAATTCTTTTAAGACGGAAACCAATTCCGTCTTTCCAAACGACTTGATATTTTTGATTTGCTAGTGTGTGTAAAATTATATCGTCTTCGTATATTTCAACACCGTTTCTATCATTCATTCCAACATATTGCATAAATATCAGTTCGTCGTCCCCAAGTGGTAGGAATAATCCGTAACAAACCGGCTTATTGTATTCTAAACATCTTTTTCTAATTTCGTCGTTTGTACAATCAACCATTCCCATTGTTGCTTTTCTTAAATGGCTATTGCTTAACATTCTGTCGCCATTCTTCCAAAATGCCCTAAATTTAATTTTATTATTTTCCATAAATCCTCCAAGATTTTATGCGCCAAAATCGGCGCATGATTTATTTTGATTTACCGATTGCGAAAGCGAAGCAAACGCCATAAGTATTGCTCGCAAAATTGGGGCTAGTGTCACCGTAACTACTCACACACCAAAAAAAGTAGGTGCTAGAAGCGCTTGGCGAACGCAACCAAGACCATTTATTGAATGAATAACCTTTCTTTTTAAACAATTCATATTGTTCGCCCTCTTTAACATAACTAGACCAATAATGATCGCCGGTTGCTTCCGTAACGCTTAATAAGAATAATTTATCTTTCGTTCTTACAATTTCACTACTTCCGCCACCTTTGGCTGTTTCCTTAACAACGGATTGGATCGCTTTTTGAAGTCGAGTTGGAAGTAATTTTAAGACGCGTTCACAATATGCCTTACGCATTTTAGATTTTGTCCAACCGCCCTTGTTGGTCCATTCTTCGTTCATTTCAAATTCGCCGTCTATTGTGAAACGGAATGACGCGAATGCTTTTTTCTTTGATCCCGCAATTGTGTCGTGGTTAAATCCCATAATTTCGCCCACAACCTTTTCGCCGGTTAGTAATTCGAAGCGCATTTTATCGCCCACTTTTAAATTTTTATCGTTGGCTTCTACCATGTCCAACATCTTATCACATGAATAAATCATAATTCCTCCTATAACATGTTTTTATCGGTTTCAATAAAACCGTTTGATTTTGTTTCTTCTTTTTTAATTGGTGGCGGATTGTCAATAACGGCAATTTTGTCGAGCTTGTACAATTCTTCTAAATATTGTTCTTCCCGAAATACTAATGCCGTGTACTTTGTTCCGGATCTGCTTTCAAAGCGTAAACGCAAACCGCCACTTCTTAATGCTTGCATTTTAATTCCGGTTTCTGTTAATACTTCAGCTTTCATGTCCTTACATAAAATGGTTGCTTTTCTAAAATTTGGATATGTTGCTAGTTGCTTTTCGTAATATTCTTTAATCAATTTGCACCCCTTTTGAATGGTTATTCTTCTTTTAATATGTCAAATATTGACACTTGCGAAAGTTCCCTTTCTAGTCGTTGCTGACCTTTCTTAAAATATTCTTCGTCTAGTTCTGCACCGATAAATCGTCGTTGCATTCTTCGGCATGCTACCGCAGTTGTAAAACTACCCATGAAACCGTCGAACACAATATCGTTTTCCTTTGTTGAATTTACGATCATTTCACAAATTAAAGCCACCGGCTTTTCGTTTTGATGTATTTGTATCGGTCCGGAAACACGACTTTCAAACCAAACATCTGTTTTTCTTCGATTACATTCGAATATCTTACGACCTTTGTTGGCGTATATAATAAACTCATACTGCTTGCCATATTGCGCACCCAAGTCGCCCGCCGTCCAATTATTCTTAACCCATACAATTATGTTTTTAATTGTGAAGTATTTTTCAATTTCTTGTTTAAAGAAATCTATCTTGTCGGCATTGCAAAACATGTATAATGCGCTATTATCTTTCATTATTTGATAACAAAGCGCTATGTAATCTCTTATAAGTTCCGGATTGTTGTCGTTTAATATTTCCTTGCAAAACTTATGGTCTTTGTTTTGTCTGTGATTTGATTTGTATTCAATCAAATATGGTGGATCCGTTATGACTGCGTCAACAGTACCCCCCCTCAGCCATTTTGCGCATAAGGTCGATACAATCGCAATTATAGACGGTATTTTCTTTTATTTCGATTGGCATGCAACTCCTAATCAAGATGTATTACTTCGTCAACTATCATGTCGCTTCGTTTTTGACATCTTATTGCTATAACTTCCACTTCGTCGCCATATTTTTGAAGTATGGCACTTATATCGACATCATTGTCAATTAGACAACTATAAGTTAAAAATTCACTCCATTGTTTTGTTGTGAAATTGTAAAATTTGTTTTTTCGCACAACTGCATATTTCTTCATATTTACCCCTTTTATTTGTTTAATCGTTTTCGATTACGATTGCAAGTTCAATGTCCTTAATTTGATTGATACCGTCTTCGTAAAGTCGTTTAGTGTGCTTTTCACTATAACCAACATCACGCGCTATTTTATACCAATCTGGATAACGACTATTTCTAAATGTGTAAAGCTCAACAATTCGCTTGATGTAGTAATCGCTTATGTGGTCAATAAAATTCATTATGTAACCCCTAACCGTTATGAGATCAATGTCAAGTTGTTTCAACTTGCGTTCGATTTCGTCTATTCTCATAACATAGTTTTCAACGCTACTTCCATTGTTTTTTGATGTTGGCATTCCGTCGCTTTCGCCGGTATGTGGCAAACTGCCTAATTCTTTCAATTCTTGCAATTCAAGCAAATACGATTTGCATTTGCCTTTCTTCTTGTTGTAGATTGAAACTATTTCTTCGAATTTCATTTATCCTCCCTAGAATACAGAATTCTCAATTTGATGTGTAATTCTATATGAAACGCCTTTAAGTTCAATTTTTGCGGTTGACATTGCGCCAATTCTATCCGCAGTTTTTTTCATAAGTCCGCAATTATCCACTAAATCCGGAATTGTTTCGTTGCTAGTGAAAATTGTTGGCATTCGATTTATGTATCGTTTATTTATGATGTCATAGATTTTGTCTTGGATCCACGCCCTTTCGCCATTCTTGACAATGATTTCAGTTCCTAAATCGTCGATTATAAGCAAATCAACTTTTGCCAATCTTTCAATAAAAGCACTTTCTGTCATTGAATGGTCCGTGAAAGTTTTCTTGATTTGTTTTCCTATTTCAAGAAAATTTGTAAACAATACCGGAACGGAACGGTCTAAAAGATAATTTCCAATACAAGCAGTTAATTCGGTTTTACCCGTTCCAACATCGCCGTATAAATAAATTCCCATTCCGTCAGCTTTGACTTTGTCCCAATTCTTGCAATAGTTCTTACACCTTTCAACCGTTCTAACGAAGTCGGCTGGACGATCCATGTCCAAGTTTTCAAATCTTGAATTTTTATATCTTGGCCCAAGCAAACTTGCGTCTTTAAGTTTTTTTAGCGCCAACATCTTTGCTTGGATTGTTTTTTGTTTAATTTCTTCTTCTTTGATTTTTTCCGCCTTTTCTTGCAGACACTTACAATTCCCAACGATAACAAAATTGTTTCGTTGATAATATCGGTCTGTTTTGCAGATGTTGCAAATTAAGCGATAATCACTTGTCAATGTTTCGTCTTCTTTTGGTTTGTAATCTTGAAAATATTTTTGCCTATGTAGCAACAATTCTTCTTCGGTGTAATCCCTTGATAAGTCGGTATCCATTGCCCTTTTGAAATCTGGGTGGATTTCTTGATCTTGATTATCGAAGAATGTGTCTAACTTGTCCATGCGCGCCTCTCTTCACTTGAACACTTGCTTTGCGGTGTTTGCGCGCTTTCGTTTTGCTTGTCTTCAAATAAGCCCGTCCAATTTCGCAAAATCGCTTTGTTCAAGATTTCTAATGCTTCAGCTTTTGGTTTGTTTTGAATAACATTAAGATTAAGTGTTACGGCCCTTTGTGTTCGCATTGCATATCGTTTTCCCATTGCTTTACGATTTTCCACATAGTCCATAAACCTTGCTATAACATCTTCGTCGCTTAAATGTTGTCTAACAATACCGGCAATTTCACTGTCCGCTAGGACGGTGCTTTCTTTTTTTTCTTTTTTCTTTGTTTTATCTTCCAAATCTTCTTCAATTTTTTTATTCTTTTTCTCTTTCTCTTTCAAAGATATATTGCTTTCGATTTGGCTTTCATTGTCGGTTTGTGCTTCGCTTTTAAGTTCGGTTTTGTTTTCGCTTTTTGTTTCGGTTTCGCTTTCGGTTTTCCCTTTTGGTCTTCCGCCTTTGGATCCGTTCTCACTATTCTTTCGTGATTTGTCTAAATACGGCTTAATTAAATTGAACATTGCTTTGCTCATAATGTTGTTTAAATTTGGCTCTATTTGTTCCATTGCATATTCAATTATTGCCGTATAGAATTCGCCACGATCTTCCTTTGGTAGCGCTTTTCCGGCGCCATAATAGGACTCAAAGAATGAAAACTTTTTACCGGAAGTCATATCGTTATTTTCCATTTCCATACGCCACTCCATTTTCCCTTGTATAATACGAACGCCATTCTTCTTCAAGTGCGTTCATTGTTGGCGAGTTTATTCCAGCTTCTGCCATGTCGTCTAATATTCCGTCGATAAGGTCCGCCATTTGCGCGGTTGTATATCTCGAGCTTCCTAATAAACATTTGCATTGCCAATAAACCTTGCCATTTGATGTAAATTTGTCAATCTTTGTTACATGTTTATACGCTTGTTGTAATGTTTCAAGCGCACAATCTTCAACCATTAAGAATTGTGATATTCCGTGTTTTGCTAATGCTTTATAATACAATTCTTCTTCGTTTCCGCCACCTTTACGGCCACCGTTTTGATGAAACGCGAATTCTTGCAATAAACCCCACATTAAACGGTTTTGATTAAGCGTTCTTTCTTTTGTTGCATAATCAACGCTTATTTGAAGTGTTTTCTTGTTTTGTTGCACCGCATTCATAAGTTGCTTGACGGCGAATTTGGACACATTGTCAACCGGAAAAGACAATTCGTAGTTGTTGTTATAGTCAACTTTTAAATTTGGATTTGCCACCTTTATTTTTGCTAACATCTACTACTCCTTTTGTTGATTTTGTTGTCCGTCATTTGGTGTATTTGCTTCGTTAATTTTTGCTTTAAGCGAAGCGATCAATTCATTAAATAATTCTTCGCTTATATTGTTTATTTGCTTGTTGCCGTTGTTTTTAATTGTTAGCCATTTTTCAACTTCTGCGAATTGAATAGATGTCCCATTGATCAAATCTTTAACAATTTGATATTTTGTGCGATTATCCGCTTTGTTTTCCGGATCGTCGTCTTCAGCGTTTAAATCATACTTTGTTCTATCTTTTTTGTCTTTGCCATAATAAACATTGGCGCCAACACCTATTGACTTACATGCCACGCTTATTGCGTCGGTGTATGCCATTTTATATGCTTCGTCATTTGATACTAATTGTCCCTTTTCTTTTACAATTAGCATGCTTCCGCCAATTCCGTCGATTGGATCGGCCCATTTGTCGCCATGCTTTAAATATAAATCGATTTTTATATTTAATATCTTTTCGCCACCAACGCCGTCGTCAATCCACCTTTCAACGATTGGCGCTTTCCAACCAATTCCACATGGTCCAAATTGTTCTGTAAGCGCTTGAATGCGCCACATTGGATTTATATCTGTAAATCCTTTTAATTTACCGCCCTTAATTTCCCTTTGTGCGTCTTGTGGCACAACCTTAACGGCGTTGTAAATCTTCATATTTTCATTATTGTTAGATGTTTGCACATCTTGATTTTGTAAAGTTTGTTGTTCCATATTTCCTCCTACTTAATTTGAATATTTTGTGTTTCCACTAATGTCGCGCCTTGCACTTCTTTTCCCTCTTTAAGTGCATTCATAATAAGCGTTTTTGCCGGCGTGATTGTTGTTTTAACTGACAAATATTCTTCCGGCAACAATTTTTCGTTTACGATTTCAACTTTCTTTGCTTTTCTAAACGAAATGTCAACTTTTGTGTCTTTAAATTGTAGTTTACCAAGTAAGATCATTTGATTTTCTAATCGATTTTTAACCAATTCCGCATGTCTTTCAGCCCTTTTTCTACGAATAGAAATTGCTTCTTCTTCGTCTTTTAGCATTTTTGCGTCAGCTTGAAGTTGTTTGCAAACAATACCCCATGCTTTGATTTTTTCGTCGATTTGTTCGTTATTTATTTTTAATTGTTCTTCAACTACCGGATCAATTTCGCCGGTTTCCATGTCGATTGCTTCGCCATTTGCAAGCAAATCATATAAATATTGTTGTTCTTTTGTTAATTCGTATAATGTCATAATGAAAGCCCTCCGCTTAAAAAGTCCATTTCATTTTTGCTTGTTACGGTCATTAGTCGATCCGTATGCCTTTTTATAAGCGTTATTTCGCGCTTAATTGCTTTTTCCTTTACGAATTTTGCTAAACTTGCGACTTGTCTAGCATTTAGATTGAATTTTGCACAAAATGCCAAATATTCGTCTTTTTTAATTTTCATAAATACTCCTTATTCAATGATTTTTGGTTGATTTTTTTTGAATGGAGTGCTATAATAATAAAGTGTTTAAATATGTATGCACGCTATTGGATTATCGGTTGTTTGCTTTGGTCGATAGTCCTTTTTTTATACACTTTTATCATTTACCCCTCCGCTTTCTTTTTGTTTTTCCATTTGCTGATATAGTCCTTTAACGCTTCACGCAAAACTTGGCTTTTGTTGCCGTCGTGCAGATCCAAAGCGCAATCCAAGATGTCGTCGTCCATTTCTTTGTCAACTTTCAAGCCAACCGGATATAATTTCGGTTTCTTTTCCTTGCGTTTAACCATAAACATACCTCCTTTAAATAAAAAATTAGACCTACCAGCACATGATAGGTCTAAATCTTTATTAAAAAAATTGACATATCATGTTACTGATACATCAATTATAAAACATCAAATAATGCTTGT